CTGGCGAAGCAACAACTGTTGGAAACGCTGCTTTCTAACTTACACATTATACGGAGGCTTCGGCCTCCTTTTTTATTATGGCTCTCACAACAATTGACACCGATACAAACCTATCCGCAGTGAACTCAATACTGGGGGCTATCGGACAAGCACCAATAACAACACTAACTGAAGATGTCAGCCCCGGTGTATCACCGTTTGACAACCCAGAAATAGCTTTCGTATTTAATTTACTTCGCGACGCTAATGTAGATACACAAGCTGAAGGCTGGCATTTTAACACAGAAAAACATGTAAAAGTCACACCAGACGAAACAACAGGTAAAATAGCAATAGATGCTAATATACTATCCATGGATTTACATGATAATCAAGCACGTCGTACTCGTGACTTTATACGTCGTAATGGATTTTTATATGACAAAATTAAACATACAGATGACTTTTCAGATGTAACTAGCTTTGATCTTGATATAGTTAGAATGTATGAGTTTGCAGATCTACCTATTGTTTTTAGAAGATACATCACATACAGAGCGTCTAGACAGGCAGCTACACAATTAGTAGCAAACCCTAACTTAGTTAAACTCTTAGCTCAACAAGAAGGTTTAGCAAGAGCTGCTCTTATGGAGTATGAATGTAATCAGGGCGATCATAGTATGTTTGGCTTTGAGGACGAGTCTTCATATCAAACCTATCAACCTTGGAGAAACCTTAGACGATAATGGCAGGCATAACACAAACGATACCACAATACGCACTGGGTATGTCAGAACAGCCTGACTCCTTAAAATTTCCCGGTCAAGTAAAAGAAGTTACTAATGCAATACCAGATGTAACAAAAGGTTTATTTAAAAGACCGGGTTTAAAGAGAGTAGATACATCAGCTATCTCTGATGGTAGTAGAACTGTATCTACAGATGAAGGTAAGTTAAAAGATTTGCAAGATAGCGGAGCATACTTTCACTATTTTCGTGATGAAACAGAAGGATCATACATAGGACAGATAGCTTCTGATGGAGAAGTACGAGTCTGGCGTTGTAGTGACGGTAAGAAAATGACTGTTAACTATGGTACAGGCGGTGCTACTGCACTCAAAGCATATCTAACTACAAGTGATCCAGAAAATCTACAGACTCTTACAATCAACGACACGACATTTGTTTGTAATAGGGATGTAACTAGAAGTCAAACAGCTGTAGGACTTACAGGCTCGACTGATGCAAGACCTGACGATCACTTTGCTTTGATTGAACTTCTTAGAGCAGAGAACGGTAGACAGTATGGTCTAAATATTACAAACGGTACAGATGATGCTAGTCGAAATGTAACACTTAAACGTGCTACAAGAATCAGACTTAAAAGTAATACTCTAAATGAAGCAGTAGGTGGAGGTGAGTGTCTAGGTATAGGTACAGAGGTTTTTGATATATCTACAGATGCTAGTGCAGACCTAGTACCAACAGGAACTGTTAATACCTCTACTGAAACTATAACTAAAACGGCTCACGGGTTTGATACTGACACTATTTTATTGTATCACTCTGGTGGTGGTATTAGTATGCAAGATACCAATAACACCTTTTCAGATAATCGTGATCTTTATGTAAGTAAGGTTGATGCTAATAACTTTAAACTTAAGTTTGGGCCAGCTGCTAACACAACAAATACCTTAAATTTAAATAATGCTGGTAGTGGTAGTCAAATACTACGTCGAGCTGAAAAAGGTATAGTTATAGGTGCAGATGGTAATTTAAAATATAGTAATCAGAAAAAGAATCTTGTCTTTCGTATATCTACATTAGGTCAACAAGGTAACGCTAATAATAACTCTGGTGATTTTGTTTGTAGTTATCAGCCCGAAGTTACACTACTACATGGTGGCGAAGGCTGGGAAACTGGAGATCAAATAACTGTAGCAATGACTGGTCAAGGTTTAGGTGGAGGTGGTACAAACTCTGGTGGCGACGATAGTCGAGTAGCTGTTTATACTATTGAAGTGACTGACCACGAAGAAACTGTGGTACAGGCTAAATATGGTGGAGCTGACACTGGTCTTATACGCCCAGCTGTTACACCATTTGATTCTGATACAACTGTTACATCAGATACTATATTAGCTGGTATGAAAACTGCCATAGAGGCTATTAGTGGTAGCCCTATCAATGCTAAGATTATAGGTACAACTTTATATTTATCCAGTTCATCAACGTTTAATATCGAAGTAGTTGAAGAAGATTTGATGCGAGTTATGCAAGACTCAACAAACGATGTTACTAATCTGCCAAACCAGTGTAAACATGGCTATATAGTACAAGTCAAGAACGCACGAATGGCAGACGAAGATGACTACTATCTGCGTTTTGATGGGCAGAATGGGAATGATGGTGCTGGAGCTTGGTCTGAATGTGCCAAACCGGCTATAGATAAAAACTTTACAAACATGCCTATTGTCATACAACGTACAAGTGTTGCAGAAACATTTGAAGTAAGGCAATTTGTATATGAAGATCGTAGAGTTGGTGATGATAATACTAACCCATTACCTTCATTTATATCTAGAGACAGTAATAATAATTTTGATGGTAGAATAAACAAAGTTTTATTTTTTAGAAATAGACTTGCATTTTTATCAGGAGAAAATGTTATATTATCTAGGCCGGGTACATTAGGTAAGCCAGACTTCTTTGTTGTCTCAGCGTTAACTACATCTGCAAGTGATCCTATAGATATATCAGCTGCCTCCATGTTTCCTTCAGAGTTATTTGATGGTATTGAGATCAGTGCTGGTCTGGTTGTATTTAGTACTAACCAACAGTTTATACTTACATCAGATGACACTGTGCTGAATCCTGATACAGCTAAGTTAAAAAGTATATCTACATTTAATTATAACAAGAATATACCTCCTATATCTCTAGGTACAACTCTAGCATATATAGATAACTCGGGTAGATTTAGCCGACTTAACGAGATGGCAAACGTACAAAGAGAAGGTGAACCTGATGTAGTAGAGGTTAGTAAAACTGTACCAACACTCCTACCAAAAGAAATAGATTTACTTACAAACTCGAGAGAAAACTCTATAATATTAATTGGTAAAACAGGGTCAAATGAGGTATCAGGTTATAAATACTTAAATATAGCTGATAAAAGACAGCAGGCTGCATGGTTCAAATGGAAGTTTAACAGACCAATCAAGTATCACTTTATTATAAATGATGAGTATTTTGTTCTTGATACGGATAAATACTTACAAACAATGAGAATTGTACAGACTGAAACCGACCTTTCTATAACTCAAGATGATGTCAACTACCCCCTTCATTTGGATAATTATGTTCCTCTACACGGTGGTACTTATAATGCAAATAATAACACCACAACCTTCACTGGTGTGGACTGGTTAGATCAGATTAGTAGTACAGAATATAGCCTAGCTGTTATAGATGCAGAATCTGGAACTAGCAATGATAGACTTGTAAGATACCAAGCACCGGGGGCAAGTGGGACTACACTAACTCTTACTGGTGACTGGGCAACAGGTGTTACATCAAGTAACCCTCTCCATGTAGGATATGTCTATGATTACGAAGTTAAGTTTCCTACGTTCTTTCCTACAAGAACTGACCAAACTACAGTTAGATCTGATATTAACTCATCGTTAGTATTACATAGAATTAAGTTACACTTTGGTAAGATAGGACAATACAGAACCACACTAAAACGTGTAGGTAAACCAGATTACACCGAGATATACGAATCATCTATTTTAGATAACTATGATGTAAACGCTGCACCATACCTTGAAGAGTATATCAAAACCGTACCTGTGTACGAAAGAAATGTAAATGTGGACATAATATTAAAATCCACACACCCTGCCCCTGCAACCCTACGTGGCTTGTCTTGGGAAGGAGACTATTCACCCAGATTTTACAAACGTGTCTAATTATATACACCCAATCACATTGGAGGCTGCCGCTCAGGTTGCCTCTAATCTCCGTCCAGATGACCGCAGAGAGGTTGAAGAAGGCCATGGGATACCATCAGCCCTCTTACCCTCTTTGATGTCTCAGAATCCCTCCTACGTGTATTTTA